TTATTTAACCGCGCTGGGCACCGCTGCAAGCAGCTGCCGTGCGGCCCTCAGGTTCAGAACTTCCGGGTTCTTCCAGATCGGCATAACGGCCATACCGCCAGCGGTGTTATACTGGCTTACGGTCATGCGCTGGGTGCCGTTCTCCGTCTCGATCAGCAGCACCGCGGGCGCGGTCTGGGCACTCAATGCCTGAACTCTGGCTTCCAGCCGGTCAATGCGGTTACTCATCGTCTGCCACTCCTTCCAGTTCATCCAATTTTCTTTCAAGCTCGGTCAAACGCCGCTCCTGTTCGTCGGCCCGGATGGAGCTTAACACGGCATTGCCTGCGTAGATCAGGGCGTTTGCCTGCTGCGGGGTGATCTCGCCATTCAATACCATGTTGGAAACGCGGGTCATGGCTCTGCGCACCTCGCCCGGATTGGTCATTTTGAGGTGTTTCTTTGCGGTCATGGGTTCGGTTCGCCTCCTGTCAAAAAAGGGCGCACAGGTTGCCCCATGCGCCCGGATGATGTCTTATCAGGTGGTAGCCTGATAATAGATGCCCTTTTTCTTGTTGTCGGTGACGAACGCGCCGTAGTTGTAGCGGCCCTCCACCAGCCAGCCGGACACGCCCGGCGGGTTATCATGCAGAACAGCACTGGACAGCTTCACAGGGGCCGTGCAGGCCAGCGGGTGGCACAGCATAAAGCCAAATTTTGCGGGCAGACGGTTTGCGGGAACCTTCTGCACTGCGGCACCGTCCAGATTGGAGACAACGCCCTGCAGGCGCAGATTCTGGCCGATATCGGATTCCAGAACGATCTCCTTACACTTCTTCATGATGCGGTAGGTGTCAGGGGATACCACAAGAACGCGGTTGGTCTCCGGCACCTCTGCATCATCCAGTGCGGCGCTGGCCTTGCAGATTTCGTCATAGATGTTGGTAGCGGTCAGGGCCACAGCGTCGGGCTTGGTGCCTGCATCCGTGCACATAATGCCGTAGGTGTATGCATCGATCTCCGGAATGACCACCTCACGCTGCTGGCGGGCCAGACACTTGGCGGCTTCCAGCACGGCACCGGTCTCGTCCATGTCCAGCCGGTCGATCACAAAAGAAAAGCTGCGGTCTTTGGGCAGGGTGTAAGTTTCGGTCACAGCGGTCAGGGTCTCCGGATTGCCGTAGCGGCTGCCAGCGGTGACGCCTGCGCGGTCGTAGTCGTTCATTGCGGCGGTGCCCACTTTATAGATGTGGACACTGTTCGCGCCGTCAAAGCTGTAGTCCTGATTCGTCACAAGGCTGCGCTTCGATTCGTTTTTGAAAAGCTCGTCCACCTGCGGGAGATACTTTTCAACAAGATTGATTGCCATATTCTAAAACCTCTCAATAAGTTCCTGAGGGCTTGAAAAACTGTGCTCCATCGGGTTCTTTGAGCTGCGACATGCTGCCATGCGGTGCACCGGTAGAAACTACGGCCACAGCGCCGGGCTGGTTCTTCTGCGACTTTGCAAAGATGCTCCACAGAGATTCCGTTTTTTCTTTGAACTCTTCCGGGTCGCTGCTGCCGATCAGCTCCACAAGCTTGGGGTCAATGCCATTTTCCTTGCAGTAGCGTTCACACTCAAAGGCGTTGCGCTCGTCCTTCAGCTTCTGGCGGTCGGCTTCCAGCTGGGCCTTTTCGGTGTCCAGCTCGGCGGCGGAATTGTCGGTAGCGCCCGAAGTCTGGCCCTTCGCCCTCTCACGTGCCAGACGATCCTTAACGATGGAGTTTACTTCTTCCTGAGTGAACATCTTCCCGGCGGTGCCGTTTCCCTCCGGCGGAGTGTTTGCCTGCTGGGTGGTGTTCGGGGTATTGTTGTCGGTCATGGTGATTTCCTTTCCCGGCCTGATGCCTGCGGCCGTTACAGTGATGGTTGTGCAATCTGCCAGTTTTACGACGTGGGCGGCGCTGCGATCAGCACAAACACCGGGCAAAATTGCACAAAAAATAGGCACAGAGAACCGCCGAAGCGTTTTCCCTGTGCCTTATCAGCTAACCGGTCAGCCCGGCGGTACTCTATGCCTTATAGGTTTATTATACCACTTGCCCGGTGGATGGTCAACTGTTTTACTTGGTGTTATGCGGGTTTTCCGGTTTTGTAACGGTCAGAAACACGGCAGAAACCCCGGCTTTCTTCGCGCTTTCATGTACTCTTGCCGCCGGAAACATCGCCCGCAGAGCGTCCAGCGTGGCCTGTGCGGCGTTTTCCTGCTCTGGGGTGTAAGTTATTTTCACCTTCACTGCTGGCCCTCCTGCGGCTTCCTGCGCTCCTGCTCACAGTACAGGCGGGAAGCGTGCAGCAGGATACCGCGCACGGCTTCCGGGTCGTCCAGCAGCCCCAGCAGGGTGATGCAGGATTCCCGCAGGCGCTGCACCTCTTTGTCTGTCTGCTGACCGGCCTTTGCCTTCTCGCGGTTGATATCCGCGCCGTTCATGGTCATGATGGTGTTGATTTGGTCGGGGGTCAGCCCCATTGCTCGCAAGTCATTCCTCTTCATTGTCGGTTCCTTTCTTTGCCCATTCAAAAATATGCCGGACTTCCATGGCTTTGCCAATGATCTTCGCGCCGGGCAGCTCGTCGAAGCGAATAACATGCTCCCGCCGGGTGCGCGGCGCGTCTGCCAGCAGTGCACCGTTGCAGATCAGGCGAAGCAGCAGCACGGCACTGTCCGTCTGCACGGCCACGATCTGGTCGTCTTCTGCGTGGTCGCAGGCGGTAAAGGCCACGATATCCCCGGCGCGGATTCCGGCGCTTTCCATGCTATCATCATCCATGATAAAGCTGAAATCCGGGTGCAGGTATGCCAGCGCGCTGGCGGTTCGACGTTCGCTCATGCCGATGCACCTTCTTTCTCAATCAGGTGTTTGGCGTACACCCACACCAGCCGGAGTTTGCGGAAATCTGCCTTTTCCAGCAGCTGCATGATATCGTCGATATAGTCCTGTCGTGTCATCATAGTAGGTGCATCTCCTTAACAGTTGTAATCTTTGCGGCCAGCTCTGCCGCGATCTCATGCAGGCGGGCCGCGTCGGCTTTCGACTTGGCAACGGCTTCTGCAAAATCAGGCACCGGCGGCAGATTGGGCAGCGGGTTCACAAACTTGCCAGCCGGGGCGCAGTTACGGTCTACAGGGTCAGGGGCGGCGCTCTTGTGCTGGGTGCCAGCCTGCTGCACTGCCATGCCCCAAAGGGTGGCCGTGTCAACGTTGGCAGTCAGGCGCTCGCCCTTGTGGACAGCGCCCACGGTAAAGCCCTGCCGGGCATACTGCTGGCAAATCCAACTTGCAGGGGACTGGCCCAGACGTTCCAGCGCGGACACGCGCCCGCCATCCAGCACGCAAAGCTCGTGGTGTACGGCGCGGGGCTTCGGCTCCCGCTGGTCGATGTACTCCACATCGAAGGTGTGCAAGGTGATACGCTTTTCGAGTTTCAGCATTGAAATATCCTCCATGTTCTGTTAAACTGGGGGCGTGAATGGTGGGTACCATATTCACACCCTTTTGCCGCTCTCCGGTCGCTACACTGGGAAGCGGCTTTCTTTTTTGGTTACTGCAGAAAGATACGTGCTGCCTTTCTTCCTGAGAAAATAACAGGCGGCAAGGTAGTGTAGTAATTGGAATGGGGGGCTTTCTAACCCCCATTCCCAATTACACTACCTATCACTATCTTTTTTGCTATATATAATACTGTTTTTTTCCCCCCTAAATGCAGATTTTGCAGTTATAGCGGAAATCCTGTTTTTTTCCGCACTTTCTTCCGGCCTGCTTTACTCCTGCGGGGCCACAGTATGGGCGCGCCTGATCTGGCCGGTTTTGGTGTCACGCTCAAAGCGCGGGTGCTCGTCAACCATGTATCGGATGGTTTTATTCGTCACATCCAGATATTCGGCAACGTTGCTTGTGGTGACTTCCACGCCCTGTGCGGCCAGCACGTCTATTGCGGCTTCCAGACGGTGGCGGCGCTCCTTCAGCTTCTGTTCTTTGGGCTTCCGGGCGTTCATGGCGCGCTGGAATGCTGGCAGCTGGGAGTGCGGGGCGATGTTGTCCGCAGGGTCGAAGCGCTCCATAACATGGATTGGGTAGTTAAACCACACGTCCACCGGCTCAAAGCTGGGGAACTCCCGCAATGTGCCCTCGATGCGCCACGCCGTCACGCCCTCACGCTGCCGATCTGGCGGAAGTTCCAGTTCGATGATATCAAGCAGCGCGTCAACGTCGCGGGCAAACACACCGCTACCGCTGGCCCTGTCCATGCTGTTCTTCCACCCTTGGTCTCCCTTGCTATGGTGGTGGCAATAGATGATAGATGCACCGCTTACTTTAGCGATATGGTCAAGGCCGTTTGCAAACTGGGCCATCTGGTAAGCGTCATTTTCACTGCCAGCGTTCAGCTTGTAAAATGGGTCAATAATAATCGCTTCAAAATTTTCGTGTTTGACCCGGCGGCAAATGGTCTCAACGAAGTGCGGCCATTCGATACAGTAGCCGCGCAGATTCCAGATTGTTAAGTTTTTCAGGAAAGAAGGATGTTCTATATCTTCATCCGGAAAAAGCGCTTGATACACGTCATGTACACGGTAAAGGAAAGAATTTCTGTCAATCTCCAAATTGACATATAGAGTTTTACCGGCCTTGCACTCAAAACGGCCTAACCACGGTTTCCCGGCTGATAGACAGAGCGCCAATTCGATCATTGCAAAGCTCTTACCCGCCTTGCTGGGGCCTGCCAATAGCATTTTGCCGCTTTCCCTCAGCACCCCGGAAATCAATTCGGGCCGCAACGGCGCAAGGCCTTCAAGCGTCAACGTGTGAATCGGCGGCAGTTCATCGTCTTCAAGCTCGTCCGGGTCTTCCTCTGGCGGTTCCCCGTAGGGATCCCAGAAATCTTCCATCATGCAGCCCCCTTTCCACCTTTGGGCGCGTCCTCAAAAAAGAACGTGCCGATCTGGTCGGTGGGGATGCCCAGCACCTTGGCAACGGCGGCGATCTCGTCGCCCTTCCACGGCAACCGGCCAGTCATGCGGGCGGTCAGGGTGCTTTCGGCCATGTTGGCACGCTTGGCTACTTCGCCCTGCTTCATTTCCAGTTCTGCGAACCGGACGCGGAGTTTGTGAAATGGTTGATACATGGTTTAGTCCTCCTCCTCGATGATCTCGGTCACGTCCACACCCAGCGCGGCAGCGATACGGCCAGCGGTGGCAGGCATGACCGGCTTGCCCTTGTTGATGTTTAAGGTGGTCTGGCTGGACACAACGGAATTGTCCCGCAGGTCGCGCTGGTTCCACTGCTTGCGTGCAAGGGCAATGTTCAGCTTGCTTTTGGAAATTTTCATGGTTATCACCTCACTTTAGACCAAAACTGGTCTGTACTGCGAATTATAGCAGACCTCAATTGGTCTGTCAATAGTAAAAATAGATTCTTTTTGGTCTGGACTTTTCGCGAAAGTCCTGATATAGTAAAAGAGAGGTGATTCAATGACTATTGGAGAAAAGATAAAAAAGGCTCGCACGGATGCCAAAATGACGCAGAAGGAACTGGCCGAAAAATGCGGTATGGCTGATTCTGCAATCCGAAAATATGAATCCGGAAAAGTTGTTCCGAAGCTGGATACCATCGCAAAAATTGCACGCGCAATGGGTCTGTATGCTGGTGATCTGGTGGACGCAGGGCAGTGGGGGCAGGTGCAGCCGGGTGAAGATAGTGAACCGGCCAGCGCTGCAGAATCCCAGCTTATCTACCACTTCCGCACGCTGAACGACAACGGCCAGACCGTGGCGGTGGAGCGTGTGCAGGAGCTGACCCAAATACCCGCCTACCAGCGCCGGGCAGACACCGCCCAGAGTGTTCCAGGCGGTGCAGACGATAAAGAACCCGCCGAAAAATAAAAACGCCCACACTAGCCTTGTAGCCGGTGCAGGCGTGTCGCGGCTGAAAATTCAGCTGCTAGTTTTAAATCCGCAACAGTTGCGGATTTAAAGGTTCAACTGTTGAACCTTTATGTTGCCGAACTGTTTGGCAACATGGGGAGTTGTCGCACAATGCGACAAGTTGTAGAATCGTCATTTTGACGGCTGATAGTCTCCGATCGGGCCGCGATCAGAGCGCTGCCGGGGGCAAAATGCACAAAGGAAGGGGGTGCAGCCAGATGAGCAAGAGAACCAACACGGCCCAGTGGGAAGAAAAATACCAGCGCTGGCGCATAGCCGTGCAGAAAGACGGCGTGCGCAAACAGTTCTACAGCAGCACCCCTGGCCGCACTGGGCAGCGGGAAGCCAATGCAAAGGCTGACCGCTGGTTAGATGATGGCATTGGGGTCAAGGCCCGCCGGGTGGAGGATCTATATCAAGAGTGGTATGCCACAGTGGTAAAGACCACGGGCACCGGCAACCAGCGGAACGTTGAAAGCCGCTGGCGCACCCGGATACTGCCTGCGATTGGCAGGAAGCGCATTACCAGCCTGACAGAACAAGACCTGCAGGACGTGGTAAACGATGCCTACAGCGACGGCCTTGCAAAGAAGTCCCTGCAATCCCTCTGCGCGGATATGCGGGCATTCTGCAAATGGTGCCGTGCAAAGAAGCTGACCACCTTCCACCCCGAAGGACTGCACGTGCCAGCTGGCGCACGTCCCAAAGGCAAGAAGGTGTTGCAGCCGGATGCCCTGATAACGCTGTTCCGCGTGGACACGACCCTGTACAGGGGCAAGCGGGTGCATGATGATTTTATCCATGCCTACCGCTTTCAGGTGCTCACAGGCCTGCGCCCGGGTGAACTGGTGGGCCTGCGCTGGGCCGATGTCAAAGGCGGCACCGTGTTCATCTCCCGCGCCGTGAACGTGCTGGGTGAACAGACGCGCGGCAAGAACGACAACGCCGTTCGGGCCTTTGTGCTGTCCGATCTGGCGCACGCCGTGCTGGAACAGCAGCGGGCCGTCACCGGGGCCGGTGAGAGCGTGTTCTGCCTGAAAAGTGAAGCCTATTACTATAAGCGCTGGCAGGTCTATTGCCGGGTGAATGAGATCCCGCCGGTGTCAGCCTACGAGATGCGACACACCTTTGTCAGCGTGGCAAAGAAGCTGCCCGCCGGTGAGATCAAAGACCTTGTAGGCCACAGCGAGGACATGGACACATTCGGCGTGTACGGCCACGCTCTGACCGGTGAGGACACAGAGACCGCGCAGGCCGTCAACGGCATGTTTTTGAAGCTGCTGCACGCCGGAGAATAACACACATTTTAACACACTTTTGATTTTGTGGGTGTGTGGGCTGTGCAGGATGGTACAAGAAAAAGACTGCTAAACGTGCAGATTTTAGTGTAAAAATCTCCATTTTTCAGTGATGCAATGTCGGTGGCTCGTTCAACTCCTGTCACCAGCTCCAAAAAGCCGCTCAGGAACGTTGATTTCTGGGCGGCTTTTGCTTTTGTGTTTTTGCTTTCGGCACAAAAATCCAAAAATTCCGCAAAAGATGTTGACAAACTACCATCCGGGTGGTAATATATACAGGCAATCCATGGATTGCAAAAACTGAATATGGGCGTGTTCCCGAGTGGCCAATGGGGACAGACTGTAAATCTGCTGCTTTCAGCTTCGGTGGTTCGAATCCACCCGCGCCCACCAAACAATGAAAATCCGAACCTTTTCTCGATAGGAGAAGGGTTCGGATTTTTTGTTTTCTTCGGAAAAGAGAACAACGGCTCTTCACTGACGGCTGTGTGTCCGAAACCTTATCAGAAAAAGACCGTATCACAAAGGTCACAGCTGTAAGAGTGCCGTAAGGCAGAAAGGGC